ATAAAGGAATACTACAATGCCGCAAGTGATGGATTATTTACCCTTGCTACTCCCGTCCTTGCTGGTCTCGGTACCCCTACTAAGCAATTCAGTTCGTGCGTACTCATTCGCAGTGATGATGACCTGGATAGTATTTTTGCTAGTGGTGAGATGATGGCCAAGTATGCCAGCAAACGTGCTGGCATTGGTCTAGAGATTGGACGCTTACGTCCATTAGGCAGTCCCATCAGAGGTGGTGAGATTATGCATACAGGTATGATACCTTTCTTGAAGAAATGGTTTGGTGACTTACGCTCATGCTCACAAGGAGGTATCCGTAATGCAAGTGCTACTGTATTCTATCCTATTTGGCATCTTCAGTTTGATGATCTTATTGTGCTTAAAAACAATCAAGGCACAGAAGAAACCCGAGTCCGGCACATGGACTATGGGGTTGTACTTTCCGCATTTTTCTGGAGACGATTCAAGAACAAAGAAAACATAACTTTCTTTGATCCCAACCAGGTACCCGAACTGTACGAAGCGTTCTATGCCAACACTGAACGCTTTGAGAAACTGTATGTTGAATACGAAAAGCGCAAGGACCTACGTACCAAGGTCATGAGTGCAGAAGAAGTGTTCAAGTCAGGCATACTCAAAGAGCGTACGGACACAGGTCGTATCTATCTAGTGTTCATTGACAATGTTCAGAATCAAGGACCCTTTGACACTGAATATCATACCATTTACCAGAGTAACCTTTGCTGTGAAATTCTCCTCCCAACTAAACCATTCAAACGACTGGACGACGCTGATGGGCGCATTGCTTTATGCACTCTTGGGTCCATTAACTGGGGAGCGTTCCGTAATCCTGAGGATATGCGTCGCGCTTGTCGCATTTTGCAACGCTCGCTGTGTAACATTCTTGACTACCAAGATTTCCTCTCGATCCAATCGCAACTTTCGAATGACGAAATTCAGCCGCTTGGTATCGGCATTACTAACCTTGCTTACTGGCATGCCAAGCGCGGACTCCAATATGGTAACAAAGATGCTCTTGGAGAGGTTAAATCTTGGATGGAACATCAGGCCTACTACCTTACAGAGGCTACGGTTGAACTGGCAAAGGAACGCGGCCGTTGCAAAGATTCGGACCGCACCTGGTACGGTAAAGGTGTCTTTCCTTGGGAGAGACGTAGCGCCGGGGTCAACGAACTCGCCGACTTTACACCTGAACTGAACTGGGAAGGCCTACGTGCTGAAATGAGATCATATGGTGTACGCAATGCCACACTGATGGCCATTGCACCGGTTGAATCATCCAGTGTTGTGATCAACTCAACCAATGGTATTGAAATGCCCATGAGTCTTATTTCCGTTAAGGAAAGCAAAGCAGGTTCCCTTACACAAGTTGTGCCTGAGTATCACAAACTCAAGAACAAGTATCAAATGATGTGGGCGCAGAAAGACTGTGATGGTTATTTGAAAACAGCGGCCGTGTTAGCGGCCTATGTTGATCAAAGCATCAGTACCAACACATTCTATAACCCAGCACACTTTGCTGACCGTAAGGTACCAACCACATTAATTGCCAAGAACTTAATGCAGGCACACTACTGGGGATTGAAAACATTCTACTACAGCCTGATCAACAAAGCAGGTAGTAAACAAACTGCTGAAGCGGCTCCTCTTGAAATCATTGATTTTGATCTTGAGGAAGACTGCGAAGCCTGTAAACTTTAACGTGAACGCCCGCTTACAAAAACATGATAGATCGTTTATATCAACAGTGGAACATCCAGCCTGCTAATATTCGCGGCGATCGTTTCACAGGGTATGAACATCTGTATGATCAATTTGATTTATACACTAAAGATGTTTATCAAAAAGATCCTGCAGGCACAATTGAAAAAATTAAAGATCTATATAGGTCTGTAAATCTTGTGCCCATAGATTACTTTACAGAACCGGGCTTAATAAAAGAATTAAGACTTTTTCGAGATAAAAAAGTTAATTCAGTAGACAATAGTACGTTGGGGCTAGGTAATAATCAAGGACAAACCATTAATAGATTTTTGTTTCCAAACATGATGACTGCAGAACCCAAGGGTCGAGGCAGTAATAGTTTAAGAGATAGATTTTTAGATGATGCCAAATTAAAAAGAGCCATACGTATTTGTTTTGAATTTAGAGAAGGTGACAAGTTAGTTTACCCCACAGCCATGCGCCGGGCGCTTGAATTGGTCACTGGTGAAAATGTACAAAACTTCAAATCACAAAACGCCAGATCTATTGTGGAACATCTGTGTCCAGTGATGTGGGGTAATGTGTATGATTATTCTGCAGGCTATGGTGGTCGCATGCTAGGTATTACCAGTAGCAAAATGGGTTACTGTTACACAGGCATAGATCCCAACACAGAAACATTCGCTAACTTGCAATACCTTGCTAGTCTGATCACTGAAGCATACGGTCGTAAAGCAACATTGAACTGTGACACAAGTGAAAATTTTGAACCCATAGATGTTGACCTTGCATTTTCAAGTCCTCCGTATTTTAATTTGGAAAAGTATTGTGATGAGCCTACACAATGCATGGTAAGGTGTACCACGTTGGATGATTGGTTTGAATTGTATGCAGTACCTACCATGAGAAATATACACAAAGGATTAAATTCAGATGGTGTGTTTGCCACCAACATTGCCGACTACAAAAGTTATGGCAACAAAGAATATTTTGTAGTTGATAGATGGATTGATACTGCGGAGCAGATGGGGTTCCAACATCAAGGCATCATAAAAATGATGTTGAACACCAGACCTGGCGTTGGTAACAATAAAAAACAAGGTAGAGAAAAATGGGAAGGTATTTATGTTTTTACCAAAAAATAAAATATGGCGGCTCTGGGCAAAAGCATTAGGTAACAAAGCAGGCGATACAAACTCTGAGTCAGATCTTATTGCTTATATACGCACAGCAATTGTGTTGTGCTATATACTAACCAATCTGTTTATTATAGCAGGTGTATTGAGACATTGGAACGATTAACATGTTAGAAACCTGTTGTGATATATTAGTAGATGCGTACAAACGCAACTGGATAACCAGTAGAGATGGCAATATTTCTATACGTCATCACGACCGTGACCATTTTTACATTACTCCGAGTGGTGTGCGTAAGCAGACCATGCAACCGGACCAGTTCAAAAAGATTAAGATTGTAAGTAGTCTACATTGGCAAGAAGAAGTCTATACCGACATCAGTTCTAACTTAAAACCCAGTGGAGAGATACCTCTGCATTTTGGATTACAGAAGGAAATGGGTCAGCACAGTAATGACGTTAGGGTAGTAGTTCATGTGCATCCAACCTATTGCATTGCGGCCATGCATGCCGGCATTGACCTTAGCACTGTCAGCAATGCATTTCCAGAACTCAATCGTTATACACGAGTGGCACCGAATGTGGGAGACGTAGCACCTATCAGTCAAGAACTTGCTGATGCTTGTCATCGTAATCTGGGACTAGACCCAGCAGGCAATATTGCCTACGACATAGTGGGTATCAAAGGACATGGAGTTGTGGCTATCGATGTCACACCATGGCGTGCCTATGAGCACATAGAGAGATTAGAACATATTTGCAAGATAGTACTTGCATCAGGAAAACACAAATGAGCAAACAACAATACAATTTAAAAACAAAAACAGATTATCTCAGTCGCAAGATGTTCTTGGATCCAGCAGGTCCGGTAACCATTCAACGATTTGAAGAAGTCAAATACAACAAACTGGTCAAGTACGAGCAAGAAGCACGTGGCTTCTTCTGGGTTCCAGAAGAAATCTCCTTGACCAAGGACGCACAAGACTTCAAAGATGCATCAGATACAGTCAAACATATCTTCACCAGCAACCTCTTGCGTCAAACAGCCTTAGACAGTTTGCAAGGCCGTGGCCCTAGTCAAATTTTTACACCTGTAGTTTCAATTCCTGAACTGGAAGCCTTGGTCTACAACTGGACATTCTTTGAAACCAATATCCATTCACGTAGTTACAGTCACATCATTCGCAACATCTACAATGTGCCCAAGGATGTGTTCAACACAATTCACGACACACAAGAAATCGTTGACATGGCATCCAGTGTGGGCAATTACTATGATCGACTACACATGATCAACTGTCGCAAAGAGTTGCTGGAAGAGTTTCCTGAACGTGAACACATCAAGGCCATCTGGATGGCACTGAATGCAAGTTATGCCTTAGAAGCATTCCGCTTCATGGTGTCATTTGCCACAAGTTTAGCCATGGTAGAGAATCGTATCTTCATTGGCAATGGCAATATCATTCAGTTGATCCTGCAAGATGAAATGCTACACAAAGAGTGGACTGGTTGGTTGATCAATCAGGTGATCAAAGAAGATCCAAGATTTGCTGAGGTCAAGGCCGAATGTGAAGGCGAAGTATACCAAATGTATCTGGATGTGATTCGTGAAGAAAAAGCCTGGGCCGACTATTTGTTCAACAAAGGTCCAGTGATTGGTCTTAATGCAAACATTCTCAAAGACTTTGTGGACTTCACCGCATTCAATGCACTCAAAGAAATTGGCATCAAGTACACTGAAGAGCATCCACGTTCAACGCCTATTCCTTGGTTTACCAAGCACGTGGACACCAGCAAGAAGCAGACGGCCTTGCAAGAAAATGAATCAACCAACTATGTGATTGGGATTATGAGCGACAGTATAGATTATGAGGAGTTACCAGAACTATGAGAAATTTAATTAATTTAATGGAAGACCAAGGCGTTACAGATGCATGGTTTCGTGACGGCGGATTTAAAACTTTTAAAAAGCCTATTCCTGTTCCATATACTATTGCAAAGCAGGACGGTATTACTAAAACTTTAGAAGGTCCTGTTCCGCATAAGATGGGTCACTACATTATGGGTCCGGGTCCTAAAGGAGAATTCTGGCCTATGGATCCAGATAACTTTCACAGCAAGTATGATGATAACGGAGATGGCACTGGCACACCAAAAGGCGGCGTTACCAAACTGGCCAAACTGGCAGACCATGACGGTATAATTAAAGCCACTTGGGGCAACTTAGAATACACTCGTGGCAACGACTACATTGTGCGTCATGGCCCGGGTGATTACGGCCCGGTTAAAAAAGATATCTTTTTCAAAACATACGACACATCACAACTACAAGGAGAATAAAATGAAAGCCATTGTATGGAGCAAAAATCAGTGCCCTTATTGCACTCAAGCAAAGGCATTGTTGGAATCTAGAGGTATTGAATTTGAAGAACGCAATATCGAGGATGGGTGGGACAAGGAAGACTTGTTGGCCGCTGTGCCAACTGCGCGAACATTACCACAAGTATTTTTAGATGAAGAACTCGTAGGAGGGTTTAATGAACTTAGAAAACGGCTCAGTTGATGCCAAATCAATGACCATGGCCTGGTTGAAAGAAAAAATACCAACTCTTGAAACCAATAAATTTTTTACTGCTGATTGGTTTACAAATGGCCTGATTAATTTTGAATATACCAAAGAACAAATGGATTCACCGCCAGCATCAATACTAGAGATTGGGTGTCACGAAGGTCGGAGCACTTGTTGGATGTTAGAAAACTTACTAACAGAAGATGGCGCAATCACTTGTATAGATCCGTTCGCAAACGAACCGCTCAGTGCCTTTCGAAATGACCAAGCGCCTGCACCAAACTTAATTGAGCAAGTATTCCGTCACAATACTGACCTAGCCAAAGCACCTGAGCAAACAATTCGACTCATGCCAACTTTGAGTTTTTATGCCTTGGCTGAGTTGATAACAGAAAATGCGCAATTTGATTTTATCTATGTTGACGGCAGTCACAGCGCAGACGAAGTGTTAGCAGATGCTGTGATGGCATTTGGACTGCTAAAAAAGAATGGATACATGATTTTTGATGACTATCTTTGGATGGTAGCCACAGATATGTTAGATCGTCCCAAGATGTCTATTGATGCTTTTGTAAACATGTTTCAAAAGCATATAGAAGTTAAATTGATTAATTATCAACTCGTTATAAAGAAAGTTTAAAATGCAATTCGAACAAAATCAAGTGTACACCTTCAAACTCAACTCTGGAGAAGAGTTGATTGCCCGTGTAGAAAAACCTGGCACAGAGTGGATTACAATCAGCGACCCTGTGAGCGTGGCTCCGGGTCCACAAGGTATGGGACTTGTGCCCAGTTTGTTTACCGCAGATATCAAGCGGGAAATACAACTAAATATCAACAGCATATCACTTTATGCCTATGCTGAAGACGCTGTTAAAATGAAATACATCGAAGCAACCACAGGCATTAAAGTTCCGGACAAAAAACTTATATTGGGATAACATGCCAGCAGTACAACGAGATGGTGATGCAAATGGCGCAGGGGGTGTGGTCTCCGGCGGTGTTGCCTCTGTACGTGTGAATGGTAGTCCTGTTACTGTGAACGGAAATCCTGTGAGTGCCCATGCACCTTGGGGACGACCACACCCACCACATGCGTCTGCCAGCACCACAGGAGGAAGTGGCACTGTTCGAGCCGGTGGTGTTCCCGTTGTTACTGCTGGTTGTTCAGACACTTGTGGACATGCTCGTGCTGGTGGTAGTGCTGACGTAAGGGCAGGATAATGCCCAGTATTCTCAGTCCGTTACAATTAACCGCCGCTGTGTCCTTGTTGCAAAATCAAGGACTAAAACCGTTTCCGGCCGCATTGGCCACTGCTATTCAGTCTTTCAATGCTACCACAGTAATCAGTAACTTTCTTGCGGCGGTGAGTTTTTACAAAGCACAGAGTTTTGCCACACAATCTACATTGACCAGTTTGTTGAGCATTGGTGCCACAGTATGTCCAGCACTGGGCAACAGCATACCAGAAACTCCCGTAGGCAGTTATCCTTATTTGAATAGCGAATATCTAATCAACTATCTTGGCGCCGCCGACGGATCTACAATTGATCCTTCGGGATTTTCAAACTTGATAGAACAAACATGTGCGGCCTATCTCGGTAATGGTGATGCTGGCGAGTTCGGTCAAGGCTTTGTGGCCATGCAAGGATATATTAACACAATTAATCAATATATAAACAGTTCAGTAAACGCCAATGAGTATCTTGGTCCCTTGTTTACTAATATGGATGATCTAGTAACAGGTAACATAGCCAGTATGACTACTGACTTACCTAGTTTTGGAGTTGATCTAGCCAACCAAGGCAATCTTTGGAACACAAGCAAGTTGGATTTGTATGGCACTCCGGCTGGCCTTGTACAACAAATATCTGCATTGGCCGGCATTCGAGGACGCACAATTCCTGATCTACAAAATGCCATGATCAGTATGGGCCTGTCTGCTGGCAACATTGCTGACCTGGTGAACGATAATCGTGTGGGTCTAAACAATCCCACAGGCCTTACACAAAATGAATTTGATAAACTACAGTTGTTGGCGTACAATGCCACAACTATGATATCAGGTGATGCCCTCAATCAAACTTTAGACATACTGGGAGTGACTACCCCTAATATTGACAGCCTTGATGACTTGTTGAATCCTGTGATCATGTTCCCACTGAGTTATGCATCATTGCAAACACCCAGCCCTGATGGTGCTGTGCCTATTTTCAACTCAACTGGTGCAGTAAATTCAAACATCACTCCCATAGTCAACAGTTACTTGCCCACAGCGTCAGGTTGTGATGAACTGGGCAAGATTATTCCACCTGCTCAGGCCACGGCCAACAAAGCCATTCAAGTGGCACTGCAACAAATCAATAACATACCCAATACAACGTTACCACGGTTGGCCGAAACAGTATTAGGTAACACTGACAATCCTTGGGACATTACACAAGAATACTTGCCTAACGATGTTGTAAGTATAACTCCGTCCCCTACTCCTGCTAACCCGTCCTCTACTCCTCAATATTATCGTGCAAAGTCTCCAGGCTGTACTCTTGCAACTTTTATTGTTCCGCCAGGTACTGATATTGACGATGAAAATTTTTGGAGCCCTACCAAATTGGGTGGTCTTAGTACCATGGCCGATTTACCATTGATACAAGAACAAACTGCCCCGGTAGATTCGAGTGTGACTGATTATATTGCCAGTGCATTTGCCACTGGAACCGGGCCTTGTGGGACTATTACCACTAGTGATGTACTAGGACTAGCACTTGATAGCAACAACTTTGCCGCACAATTGAACACAGCCACCACAGCAATCAATGCATTACAGACCGCAGGCAGCCTTGCCACACTTAACACAGCATACGTAAATATCTTGTCGGCTGTTAATGATGCTGGAGTCATTACACAAATTAGCAACGCCAACTCGGCTATTGCCGCACTTAGTGCAAGTCCTTATGTGATCACTCTGAACACAGCATGGACGTATATGGCCAATCTAATGAACCTGAGTGCCAAGTACACAAGTCAGGCCGGTATTGACTATTTCCTTTTGCAACCTGGTAACAAGAACAGTGTGATTGCCTTTGTACAAAACTTGCCCAATTACGGATTACTCACCGCCGCAGGAGATGCGGCTGAGTTTTTAGAAAATCTTGCAGATACCACGATTCTAGGTGGGCAGGCCATTGTGGGTGCCATGCGTGAAGGTCGCAATAATGCAAGATTGAATGCGGCTGGTCTGTACAATACCAATCAAATACCTAGTGCTCCGATAGTGACACCAATTCCAGCAATCGACCCAGTTACATGATCAAATTGGCTATTTTGAGGTTGATTTTGTATTGACTTAATACAACTACGCATATATAATACAGATTGACTATGTCATTCTACTTTTAAAAGGAAAAAACTAAATGAAGAAAATCTTCGCAATTTTGGCTTTGGCCATCACAGGTACTGCATTTGCAGCCGACAGTTTTACTGTTGAAGGCCAACGCATTAACAACGCAGGTGCCGCCGCACAACAACAATACGTTTTGGGCGTTAAGAAAGAATTCAGCGGGTTCGCTGGCGACTTAGCATTTTCGAATGCACAGACTGAAGGTACCAATGCTCTGAGCACACGCTTGGAAGCAGGCGCTACAGTTAACGGTCCAGTTGGATTGTATGCTCGTGCCGCATATGGTCAAAAGTATAGTAATACTGCTGACTTTTCATACTACTCAATTGAGCCAGGTATCGCTGCCGCCGTTCCAGGTGTTGCAGGTTTAACTGCCAAAGTTGGTTTCCGTTGGAGAAGTGCATTTGATAGTGCAAACAATGATCAAACTCACACAGCCCGTTATTCATTGGCTTATGCATTAAGCAAGAATGATACCGTTGCTGTCAAGTATGACCGTGTGCAAGGCGACAGCAACCAAAAGGTTGTTGCAGTAGCATACACACGTGGTTTCTAAAAAGTAGTACTTTAGTACTGTAAAAGCCCTGCAAGTTTGCGGGGCTTTTTTTTGGTTGACCAATAATCGAGTTTTTGCTATAATACTTGTATAGAAACTAAAAAGGAGTCAGAGATGCGTGATGCAATTCTTGCTAAACTTAGTGAAGTTGAAACCATGATAGACGAAGCAACCTGTAGTGGTGATCAACTGGCCGAATGTGGTCAAGTGTATAGGGACATCATGGACAAGTTGTCTGCACTCTCACAGGCCGTACACTATTACGTTGATTGACCGAATATTCCCAATTTGTTATAATACTTGTATAGAAACTTAACAGGAGCCCAAGATGGAAAAACTCTCATCAATTCAGCAAGTTAACTCTGCTATCATGTTTGGCACGTGGACCGATGTGGAACTTCGTAGCATGGCTGATGCCATTCGTTTTAATCAGATCGGTCTTCGCAAGCAGGTCAAACGTAGTCTGGACGTGGGCGTTCGAGTGCGTTGGGTCAGTAGCAAGAACCCCGCAGGTGCCACAGGCACAGTTAAGAAGATTGCTATCAAGTATGTCACAGTTCGTAATGACAGAGACGGTGGCTTGTGGAAGATCCCGGCCAATATGTTGGAGATAGTTGAAGGACAGATGGTGACAGCATGAACTTTCGTTCTTGGTGCAGAGAAAAGTGGTACGAGCACGTGGACGAACTGATCAGTTACGGGCTTGAACCACAGTTAACCGCACAGGAATATTTTCTCCAATATAAATTTTGGCTCAAACGTGAATATAGACATCAACAAGGAGTAGAGTAATGGGTCTCGACATGTATGCATACACTGCCGCCAAAGAACAGGCAGATTACGAAACTGGTCAACGTGAAATTGCCTACTGGCGTAAACATCCTAATCTACATGGTTGGATGGAACGACTTGCCAAATCTAAAAATGTAGAGTACGGCTCATTCAACGGTGTTGAACTGGAACTCACCTGGGAGGATCTGGATGAACTGGAACGTGCAGTAACACATAGCCAACTGCCGAGTACGCAGGGATTCTTTTTTGGCAACGAGTCAGATGACTTTTACAAAGAACAAGATCTTGAATTCATCAAGAAAGCCCGAGCAGAATTGTTCATGGGACTTAAAGTGTTTTATAACTCATCGTGGTAACCACTTAAATATATGAATGAAACAGACTTCTCAAACGAAAGGTTTGACAGCATAGTGGCGGCTGGATGGATCCGTGATCTAGAAAGTTCAGACAGTCGCATACACAAAGAAAAAACCATTGAAAAAGCCCTGATGGCCGCCAAACTGGGCAGTGCCGATGCACAATGTTTTCTCTTTAATTGTTACCAGGCCTACAATCCTTTCTACACTTTTAACATCCGTCAGGTACCCGAAACCGAGGGACTGACTGATAGGCCCAACCCTTGGACAAAATTTTGGGGGTTACTGGAAGCCCTACGCACAAGGTCTACCACAGGTAATCGTGCTAGAGAAGCCATTGAATCGATGAGTCAACAGTTTGACTCAGACGAGTGGAACAACTTGGCTCGCCGTGTGATGATCAAAGATCTGCGTTGTGGCATCTCAGAGAAAACACTAAACAAAGTACTAGGTAAAACAGAATACAAGATTCCTGTGTTTACTTGTCAACTGGCACAAGACTCCACAGACCAACCCAAAAAACTCAAAGGCATCAAACGCCTGGAAGTCAAACTGGATGGTGTGCGGGTACTGGCAGTGGTCGACGGCAGTAATGTCTCCTTGTTCAGTCGCAATGGCAAAGAGTTTGCAAACTTTCCACAGATTGCAGATGCCATTGAAGATGCCCGCAAGCACTTTCAATGGGGTCGTGGCACAGGCGGACGTTTTGTATTGGACGGCGAGATTGTGGGCGAGAGTTTCCAGAAACTCATGAAGCAAGCACATCGCAAGAGTGATGCCCGAACCGAAGGCATGGTGTATCACATTTTTGATATCCTTCCATTAGATTCATTGCAAGAAGGTCATTGTAACATACAACAGTACAAACGCATTGAGTGGATTGAGAGTGCTCGAGATCGCTTGTTGGAAACACCTTGCTTGAGAATCATGAACGGCCTGGATGTGGATTTGGACACAGCAGAAGGTCATGACATCATGAACCGTTTTGCTCAAGACGCTGTGGCCCAAGGCTTTGAAGGCATCATGATCAAGAGCCTGGATGCACCTTATGAGTGCAAACGCAGTGACTTTTGGATGAAATGGAAACCCACTATCTCAGTTGATCTCAATATAGTGGGTTTTGAAGAAGGAACTGGTCGCAATGCTGGCCGGTTGGGTGCTATAATATGTGAAGGAGAAGACAATGACCGTAGAATTTGTGTTAATGTTGGTACTGGCTTTAGCGATACTGTTCGTGATGAGTATTGGACCAGTAGGGATCAGTTACTTGGTCACCTGGTTGAAGTCCAAGCGGACGCAGTCACCCAAAATCAAGACGGAACCTACAGTCTCCGATTCCCGAGATTCTTGAGATTCCGAGACTTTGACGCAGGAGAAAAAGTTTGATGATACCCTTGTATGAAATAGTGCTAGTGGCAGTCATGATAGTACAGAGCCCATTGGGCGGACCTCTAACTTTAGAATATCAACCTTTGGATTATTACAATTCATGGAACACTTGCCGTCAAGAACAAAAGAGATTAAGTCATAAACAAGACAAACGAACTGGATATATCTGTGTAAAGGTTGATAGAAACTAAAGGAGTTGTATGAAACTTGCACTTGTAATCTCTGCATTGGCAGTGGCTCTAACAGGTTGTGGTGGTGGTGGTGGCGGTGGCGGAGGATCTTCTGGATCTAGTACACCAGCATTGGCGTCAAGTATTCTGATAACAAAAATCGGTACCACTGGCTCAACTTCGTCTGCATTTATTCCAACCCTGGTGTCTGGTGAGTTTGCTGGCGATGGTAGCAAGTATGCAGTTGTCAGCGGATGGTATGTAAACGATTTGTCTGGGCCGCCAGTAAAGATTTACAAACTCAATTCTGATGGCTCGTCCCTGGATGCAACAGTTGCTATTTTAGGTTCGGAGTTTTCTTTTTCTGTTATGTATCCTGTGGTAGCCGACTTTAACAATGATGGAATAGATGACATATTTTTTCCAGGGTTTACTGATCAACCAGGCACACCAAACAATCCCAGCGCAGTTTTTATAAGTCGTAAAGGCCAAAGTCATCAGCGATACGATTTAACAGATCCTATATCGGCACATGCCAGTGTTGCAGTGGACCTAGACAGTGACGGTGATCTTGACGTGATCAGCAATCAAGGGCAAGCATGGATAAACAGCGGCAGTGGAATATTCACTTATCGAAAATATTCAAATTCTGGTGCTTCGGGAGTTTGTGCTGGTGACTTTAACAATACCGGTCGCAGTCAATTGGTATTCACAGACTCGTATGACTCCATTCAAGACACATATATCTATGAAGTCAATACTACCTATGCAGAATTCAACAACTTAACAAAAGTTGCTACGTTACCTGTATCATATTTTGACAAAGATAGTACCACGCAAGAACTCAGCCATGATGTGAGTTGCGTGGTGGCCGATTTCAACAATGATGGGCGACCTGATATTGTGATAGTGAGTGCCAGTAATTCGGCAGCGATCCTTGCTGGAACATCACCGCCACAGAGTTATGTACAGGTGTATATCAATCAGGGCAATTATGTGTTTACGGAATCGTCTGGATTCAGCACTTATAATTCTAATACTCTCAGCAGTTATACTCCCAAGGTGATGGATTTTAACAATGATGGCAAGCCTGATATTTGGCTAGGAAGTGTAAACGCCTGGCAAAACAACAACAGCAATCAATTCTGGATCAACGATGGAACTGGACAATTCGCACAACAGGCCATATCTAAAGTGTCTACAATATTAGATAATTTTAGAACACTACACACTGACATAACACCCGTTGGAAATTACGGTGTTGCACTGCCGATTAAAATAGATGGCAAATGGAATTTGGTTTTTACCGGCGGTAGCACCACCAATCAGCACAACATCGGATATGCTGTCACACAATGGACTTTTTGAAGGTTGACAACTTGATTGCAATAGCATATAATAGTATATCAAAAATAAGTTGAGATTAAAAATGACATCAAAAACAGCCAATGGTGTTCGTGGACACTTGTTAAACCTAGTTGACGGAACCATTGTATTCCGTGTGTATGATGCTGAACACAACTTTGTGGACTACGACATACATCACAGCGACTTGTGTATCACAATAGACGATACAGATGCATATTTTTATCAACGAGATGGTCAAGACATATTGGATCATGCACCTATGACACTGGGGATGACAGATGATAGTTGAAATATTTTTATACGGTTTTATCTCAGCATTTGGTTGGTGGAGTGCCACACACTATGTGATCGAGCCGCACTTTCCACCGCCTATTGAAAAGAAAGCAGAGCAAAAATGAAAATTGGACTGAGTTACAGTCGATGTGTCCGTGATATTGTGGATGGTACAGTAGACATTGCGGATGTTCTTATACTAATCACTCGCACGGATTTTGATCCGCATGATGATGAGCAGTGGCGGGGCATCTGGGTTGGCTACGGTGGTGGCACAGACAATGCATACAGCCGTGGCTTCTTCAGTCAAAGCAATCCTGAATGGGCTGGCTATCACGATGAAGATCGTTTTCGTAGTGTCAGTATTGAACTTTGGGAATCAGGTAAGTTACACCAGCCACGCAAGTTTGGCGTAAAGCCTACTCGCCGTCCTGAAATATGGTTGGAAACTGTGCTACCAGATTCTGAGATGATGAGCCGTCCCGCAGTGAAAGATGCCTGGGATCAGTTCCAGACCATTGCAGGTTTGACCAATACCAAACTGGACAAGAGTTACAGATGAAAAAAATCTACTACGAAAAACGTGGTCGCAGATATGTGCCTGTGGCAGAAAACGACTACGACATGTTTGATGCCTTTCCCAAAGGATCACATCTTGTGATGTGTTACCCAGGCGGGCAAAGCAAACGCTACAACATCAATCCCAACCATGCGGCCCTGCTTGCGGCCAGTCGTGTGGCTGAGTTTGCCATGTGTGATGCTCTGCGCAAGGCCAGCGAAGTACAACCAAGTCGTACTCCTCTTACACCTGAGCAAATAGCGGCCTGGAATCACTTGATTGAAGTGTTTGGCGAAGATGCTAGATCACTATCTCGGGCCAGTGCTCATGACATTGCTGAAGCAGGATTGAAAGCATTACAAACAGAAGCAGATCAATTAATGAAACACGCAAGTGTAAAACATGCATACGAACAATTCCTGTTGGTATGCGAACTGACCAAGAAGGAAAACGCATGATGTGTATCTCATCCAGAAATCTTGAAATACAGTTACCATGGGAACCAGGCCTCCTGGAATGGTTACAACAACACTATCCTGCTTCGGGATATTTTTTAATAGAGGATTGATATGGCCACCATTGAAGAACAACAAAAACTCATTGAAGTTTTGAAATTTACTCCAAGAACCTACAAAGTCAGTATGTGGGGCTACGGTGGTGAAAAGGTCATGGGCACAGTAGAACGAGATGTATGGGACTACTGCATGGAGCACCAGGTTGACCTATCTGAAATTGCCTGGAGCGATGAAGAAACTGTTCAAGATGATATGGGCTTAGATGTAGATCGACTACCATTTCCCCCAGGTTCATGGTACGAATGTGACGATATGACACACACCAATGGTGTTAGCCGTAATGCTGGCACACTACAGATTGAAGATGAAACTGGTGCTGTGGTATTTGAACGGAGATTAGAAGATATGGATGGAGGCAGTGACGATAGCCCCGAATGGTCATGCAATGACGAAGCCTGGGTTGGCAGTAAGCCTGCTGGCACAGTGGTGTTCATCGGTACTAGCAATGAAAAAGGCACATTCTTCGAAGGCGAAATCAACCTTACGCAACCTTTTGATATTACCAAACTAACTTTGGGCTACGATGACATTGACGGTGAGGAACTGGTCAACAGCGTGACCTATGATGATGAAGACATTGATAACTTTGGTGGTAGTACAGACGGTAAAAGTAGTGACTTTGGAATGTATCTTGTAATAGATAGCAACACCTGGGAAACTTATGCGCCTGAAGAAAAGGACTGGGGACATCCTCCACATGGATCAAGTCCCAGCACTTGGGAAAAATCTGAGACATTTAAATTTAAGAAAGTCCAGCCCACTCTCCCAGGCTATTACAGTTGTACATGGCGACACTCTGGTACAACATATGGCACAGCATACTGGGATGGCACACAGTTTGGGGAATGGGAATACGGCAAGTTCAATCCTATTACAGGAGAGATTGTCACTTGGTCAGGATACAACTGGGACACCGGTTCATGGGTCAATCAACCACCAGAGCCTGTAGATATTAGTTGCGATAATAAGAAATGCGATTGGGTAGGCAAGAGTGAAGATCGTCGCACCGACGATGACTACAACGACCATTGCCCCGAATGCGATGGCACAGAGTTTACTTGGATTGACTATGATCCAGACTCAGCAGTTGGACGCAAGAATCGTGCTAAGTACTGCGAAGAGTGGGATCCAGCAGTGGCACTAGAACGAATTGTAGTGCCTGCAAACAATGTACGGGCCAGGTGGCCAACCAACAGACCTTAAAGGAGAAAACTATGAATGATACACTTGTATTTAATGATGAACAATACCGTTCAGCCGAACAAATCAACTCAGCCATGGGCCGTGTTTACGGACACATGAGTCTGGCAGTGATTGTGAGTATGCTGATCAGTTACTGGGTAGGCACCACACCAGAGTTGCTACAGTTCTTTTTCACTGGCGTGATGAAGTGGATTGTGATTTTTGCACCGCTAGCGGCCATATTTGGTGTGAGCATGGTGCTGGGTAATAACCCAAGCAAACCAGTAGCACAGTTATGCCTACATGGCTTTGCCGCTCTAATGGGTCTGAGTTTTTCAATGATCTTTGCTGTGTTTGCCATGGGGTCAATTGTGAGTGCCTTTATGGGTGCGGCCATCTTGTTTGGTGTAATGAGTGGATATGGCTACTTTACCAAACGCAGTCTTGACAGCATGGGCAAGTTTATGATTGTAGGTTTGATCGCCATCTGTATTGCCAGTATTGTGAACATCTTTATTGGCAGCACCGTGATGCAGATGGTGATCTCTGCACTGGCTATCATTATCTTCTTGGGACTTACTGCCTATGACACACAACAGATCCGTGAAGAACTCAGTGTAGAAACTACTGATGCCGCAGAAGTGCGTGGTGCGTTGACCTTGTACATGGACTTTATCAACTTGTTCTTGAATTTGTTGCAATTGTTTGGCGATAGAAAATAAACATTACTGATTTTAGAACAACAATAAGTTGACACCGCCACCACTTTTCTTGTATAATGTACGTGTGCATGAGCAAGGAGATTGGTGGCGATCTAATGGTATGAGCGGGGTGATCGATTCGCCCGGGCCCGACATAACCGTGGCAGGTAGATATAATGCCCACAAGGTTGAGACACTGACCAAGATCTAGCAATAGATTAAAACCGGCTGATACCCGGTGTATGCCCAGTTGGATTATCAGTGAAAGGAAGTTTAAATGTCTGTTAAAATAGAAGCCTCTGATCCTATGCTTCCGTCCCTTGACTCTCTTAGAACAACGGCTTTGCCCATGCACAAATTATATTTCGAATTGTCAAGTGTGGACACATGGTACACTATCATGCGAGAAGCACGAGCACAGTTCGGTAAGAATTGGCGTAGTCAAGCACACGTCAAACGTAGACTAGAACATGCCGGCCTCTGGCGAATAGGTGGCTCCACAGAACGTGTTTGGTTTGAAGTGCCAGATCCTAAGTTTGGCACCTGGATAGCAATTAAACATGCTGTTAGACAAGTCGAACCCACCGGTAAATAATACTCTATGATATTTGGTTTCAGCATCCTGGCCACAGCAATTTTACTCAGTTGTGTGGCCGCATATTACTCAGTAGCAGGTCTTACTGCCATCTTCTCCGCGGCAACTATTCCTGTGATCATCATGGGCGGTTCATTGGAACTGGGCAAGATTGTGGCCACCGTTTGGTTACATAATAATTGGAAACGTGCTGGATTTTTGTTCAAGGCATATCTAGTACCAGCAGTGATGTTCTTGATGTTACTAACATCAATGGGTATCTTTGGATACCTCTCCAAGGCACACTCAGATCAAAGCCTAGTGTCAGGCGACTCAATTGCAAAGGTGGCAATCTATGATGAAAAGATCAAAATATCTCGTGACAATATTGATGCCAACCGCCGAGCACTTAAACAGATGGATGAGGCAGTGGACCAAGTTATGGGCCGAAGCCAAGATGAAAAAGGTGCCGACAAAGCAGTTGCAATACGAAGAGGCCAGCAAAAAGAACGGGCTAGGATACTTGTTGACATTGAAACCGAACAGAAAAAAATTACTAGCCTTAATGAAGAGCGGGCACCACTAGCGGCCGAGTTCCGTAAGGTCGAGTCAGAGGTAGGTCCAATCAAATACATTGCGGCCTTGATCTATGGAGATAACCCTGATGCCAATGTACTAGAACGTGCTGTACGTCTTGTGATCATCATGATTGTGTTGGTGTTTGACCCACTGGCACTTACATTGATTCTGGCCGCCAACAAACAATTCCAATGGGCTAGAGAAGGCACAGGCGGCTTCATACATGACGAGCCCCGGTACGAGCCCGATGATGGTCCGTTATCAGAGTCTCAGGTTGATCAACTTAAAAAATCTGTGGAAGTGTTCAAAACAGAGCCGCCCGACGATCCTATACCTTGCTACAAGTGTAGCACACCTTTAGTAGACGCTCCGGGTATTGGCTTGTTCTGTCCCAACAAAGAATGTGATGTAATAGACAATGTCAACGGTGAGGAACCTGTCAAATTTGCACCGATTGAAATCGAATACAAGTTTATAGACGAACACCACGAACCCGATCATGATCCTGACTTGCATGTCTATGACAATGAGAGATTGGTATCACGTTTTGATAAAATACAGGCAGTTGAACCTCCAGATGAAGAGATTGACGACGATGAGGATGATGAAATCAAAACTGCCATTAAAAAGTGGAAGTCCGACCATCCTGACGACACCATAAAAAATCAACGTTACAAGTACATGCGTGGCGAGATTGCTGAATTGCCTTGGATGGGTTTGATAGCCGACAATGCCGGTGGCAGAGAAAGTCGTAGTGGCTTTGGTATTGGTTTTCCAGAAATCCCCAACAAAGGTGATACTTTTGTACGGGTAGATATCATACCCAGTGTGCTGTACAAATACAACGGCGTTAACTGGATTGCTGTCGACAAAAATCTCAGCGATAGTTATACCTACGACTCGGCTTATATTGAGCATCTAATAAACAAAATAAGTACTGGCGAATACGACCCAGACTTGTTGAGTGACAGCGAACGTGAACAAGTGGCAGACTACTTACAAACAAAACAATCCTAATGAAACCTAACGATACAATCGACACCTGTAGTTTTTGCGGCAAACACAAAGATGTAGTGGCCAAACTCATAGTGGGTGAACAAGTTGCAATCTGCAACGAATGTGTGGAACTTTGTGAAACTTTGCTTCACGATGAAAACATTATCAAACCAAGTGAGACAATTGAACTTGATCCTGTACTGATCAAACAGCATCTGGACCAGTATGTGATCGGCCAAGATCGTGCCAAGCAAGTACTAAGTGTAGCAGTTGTTAATCATTACAAACGTATTACCAATCCCAATCCTGATATAGAAGTTGAAAAGTGTAACATACTCATGCTTGGCCCTACAGGTTCGGGCAAAACATTGCTGGCTCGAACTGTGGCACGTTATTTGGATGTGCCATTTGTGATTGCAGATGCCACGAGTTTGACCGAAGCAGGTTATGTAGGCGACGATGTGGAAAGTTTGATTAGCAGACTGTTTGCGGCGGCTGGCGGCGATGTAGGAAAAACTCAACGTGGTATTGTGTTTATTGACGAAATTGACAAGATCAGTCGCCGTTCAGAGAGTGCCAGTATCACCCGAGATGTGTCGGGAGAAGGTGTACAACAAGCCTTGCTTAAATTGGTAGAAGGCACCAAGTGTAGAGTCACTCCCACAGGCAATCGCAAGCATCCTTCAGGTGACATGATTGAAATTGACACCACCAACATCTTGTTTATTGCTGGTGGTGCATTTGTGGGACTTGATAATGTGGTCAAGAACCGGGTGCAAGGAACCAGCATTGGATTTGGTGCTAAAATTAAAAACGATACAATAACACACTTGGACCAAACCAATCCAGAAGACTTGATCAAGTTTGGTATGATTCCAGAGTTTGTGGGACGTTTTCCAAGTTGGGTTGCGCTCAATGAACTCAGCAAAGAAGATTTGATCCGTATCTTGCTAGATGTCAAACACAGTTACATAGAACAGTATTCCTGGTTGTTTGGGCAGGACAAAGTAGAACTAGAATTTTCACCCGATGCCTTGGAAATGATTGCAGATCGCACTATTCTAAACAAAACTGGTGCCAGGGGATTGCACAGTGAACTGGAGCGTGTGCTATTGCCCCATATGTTCTATTTGGCCCGTTATCGTAGGGAGGGTATCGACCATGTGTTTATTGACGCAGATCAGGTAAATACCCCTACAGAATTAAAGGAAGTGAATGCAAAAGCTCAGAGGTAGATCGGTACTGGTACAAGACGGTAATGTAGACAAGGCTCT